CAGCAGGGCCGCGGCCGCCGCGATCATCGCCGTCGTCGTCTGCGACACGACGATCGCCCAGATGATGACGGGCGCAAGGAGCAACCACCACCCCGCGAGAAACAGCGGCAGGCACATGGCCAGAATGACGCCGCCGGTGTTGGGATTGAACGGCCCCGCATNNCATTGCGCGGGGCGAACCAGGTCCGCGCCCATCCTGCCTCCTGCAGAACGATCCACGCGAGGAGGGCCACTGCGGCGATCCGCATCGCCGTCTCTATGTGCCCCTTTTCCAGATGCTTGAATCCCTCTGCGGCAGCCAGGAAGATTGCCACCATGACCAGGCTGATATATGCGTCGTACGCCGGCGGCAGATACCGCGCCGTGACGGCAACGCACAACAGCCAGAACGCCGCCCGCCAGGGACTGGTCAGGAGGCTGGCAAACGCCAGTCCTCCCAACCAGATCGCGGCGAGTTGCCAGGACAGCCGCAGCTCAAACCCCGGAATCGGGATGATGCAGAACATCAGCCCCGGAATGGCGCCCAGCAATATCCATTTGCACGTGCGGTTCATCAATACCCCGCCCCATCAGATACAGGCTGCTGCACGTTGATGTAGTAGACGGTGTTCGATGTCCCGGTGGATGTCGGAGGCATGACCCAGCCCAGGATCTGGGCGTTCGTCGGCGCCGTGTCCGTGAGGCCGCCCGCCGTCTCGGACAGGTAGATCCGCGCTCCCGGAGAGGCCGCTGTCTGCCCCGCCAGAATACCGCGCGTGATGATCTCTACCGTGGCATGGGTGGCGCCCCCTTTGCCGATAACACCGACCGCAGGGCGCAGGGTTGCATCGTTGGCGTCCGCCTTGTAGGCATAGCCGTCCGATCCCGAGATGCAGACCACATTCCCCGTGGTCAGCGTTTCGCCGGCCGCAGCCGCAAACCGCTCATATTTCTGCGTCCAGGAAGACGCCGCAAAAGACGGCATAGCGATCATCAGCGACAAGACGACGACGATCATCAGCACCGGCCAGTAATTCCTAAGAAATCTCTTCATCTGATCCTCCTTAAACAGATCGTTTTAAGTGTTACGGTGTTAGGTGTTACGTAAAACGTAACCACGTAAAACCTAACACCGGTTTCTTACGCCACCACGGCCTTGTAACCGCTCCGGTAGTCCACAACGGCGCCGGCATACTCATGCCGGCCCTTGTACCGGACCTTGTCCGCCACGAAGACCTGTTCGGACTGGGGCGAATCAGCGATGAACATCTCCGGTTCCTCGCGCCCGTTCAGGTAGCCCATCTCGACCATGTCGATGAGTTCCGGCGGGAGCAGGAGACCCCAGTCGTTCTCATCGGTCAGGATCGGAACGACAACCGGGTTTACCTTGTTCTTCAGGGGGTTCGGCGTCTTGGTCGTGAGATCGTTGGCCGAGTAGTAGAACTCCTCGTTCGCGATCTGGTTGATCGTCTCCATGATGTCGATCGGGCCGATCAGGTTCGGCTTCACCGACGGATCCGCGAGCAGTCCGATCCGCTCTCCGCTGTCCTTCTCCGTCATCTTGGCCAGGGCCTTGTAGGCGATGAGGCCTGTCGAAAAGGACAGTGCCGTCGCGCCCAGGTTTCCATGCAGGCCCGCGCCGGTGAACCACGCTGTGGCATCGGAGCAGTTGGCGTTGTTGATGAAGAAATTCCACACGTACTTGGCGTGTGTGCGCCGGAACGCCCGGCCGAACCCGTCGATGAGACGCTGGATCACGCTGATGTCGTCGTTGATGATGGTCTTCCGGGTGATGGTGAGGAGGTTCCCCTTCTGCGCCACCGTATAAGTGGACTCTTCATCCGTGACACCTGCGATTTCCTGGTAATCCGCCGCTTCGGGATCCACCGTCGAGATATCGGGAAACCCGCCGACGAGCACCGCCTCCTGGAGCCGGAAATCCTTCACCGGCTTGCGCACGCTGATGAGGAGCTTCTCCAGGTAATCGATGGCGCGGTAGACAGCGACCAGACGACGGGCCAGCGTGTTGCCCAGGACGTACGTGAATGTGCCGCTGTTGATGTCCATCTTCGCCCGCAGCGCCGCGGGAAGATTGGCCTTCATGAACCGGCCGCTTACCTCATGGTCGCCCGTGAAGAAGCTGTACATCTCCCGGATGGAGTTGAAGGCCGGAACGTCATCGTATCCGCCGAGATCCTGGACGTTGCGGACGTCCTCGAAGAACGGCTTGTTGTCCAGGCGTTTCAGCTTCGCCATCGCCGTGACATCCTCCTTCGTCAGCCCGAAGAGCCGGTCTGCCGCCATGCAGGCCCGTTCGAACGTTCCCAGACCGACAATGATCACCGACGCCGGCGCCGGATCCCCCGCAGGTTGCGTATTGACCTTTGCGAGGTAGTCTTTCTCGTCCGCGATCGCCCGGTCGAGATCCGCATCCTCGAACGCCCGGCCGCGGAACGTTGCGGAAATCCTCTCCTTCGCCACGTCCGGAAGATCCGATGCGGTCAGTTTTCGATCGAGGGACATCTCGCAGCGCAGGATCTTAACCTCGTCGGGCACCCCACCGCCCTGAACGTCCATCGCCATCCTGGCCAGCGCTTCCACATCCTGTTCGGAGATCGTCGCAAGATCCTTCCCGACCAGGAGGTCCGGCCGCTTTTCCTGTACCATTTTCCACAGCTTGTCTTTCATTTCGACCTCCGAATTATGGGCCGGCACGGCAGCCACTGCCCGGTTGAATTTCCCGCCGGCGGCGGGCCTCGTTACGATGTCCACCGAATCAGCGGACACAAACTTCACGACCTTGAATACGTTCTTCCCGTCGATGACGTCCTTTGTCGCCCGGACCGGGCAGTCATAGGACAGGCCATAGACGGCCTTCCCGCCGTTCATGGCATCGAGGAGGTTTTTCCCCAGCCATTTGGCGGAATCCAGGAAGTGGAGAACTCCCATCAGCCCCCGGCCGGCAACGTGTTTGACCTGGTCGATGAAGCCGACCTTGTTCTTCACGAGGAAGCTCTTCAGATCGAACAGGGAATCGGAAACATGCGTGGCGCCAGCGCCCTGGGGCAGTTCGTAGAGATTGACGTCGACGTTTTCGAAGAGCCCGGCGCCCGCGCGGATCGCCTCATCGGGGATATACCAGCCGTTCAGCGTGTGCCCCGGCTCGCAGATCGTCACTTCCCAGGCGGAGCCCTCGGGATTTTGCGCAGCGCCGAGACGGGCCAGGATCCCGATCGCCTCATCGGATTCCGCCTGCTTGGATCTGGCATCTACCCATGTGCGTTCCACCTCCGTCGCCTCTGCGCCGAGGGTTGCCTTCCCATCCAGGATGGACCATCCGATCTTGTAGTATTTACTGTCGGAATCGTCGCAATAGATCAGGTAGGACGGGTAAATTTCGTTGATCCAACATTCCTTGTTCTTTTCGCGGAGCGCCGTGTAGAGAATATCGCGGATCTGATCCAGAGAGACCTCCGCCGCCATGCGGCTGATAGTTTCCAACTCCGCGTCCGTGACGGTCTCCAGCGTCTTACCGGCGATCAGTTCCGGCCGCTTTGCGGCTACGGTATCCCACAACTCTTTCTTGTCCATCGTTTACCTCCCGAATCCATCATTGCGCGGTGCGCCCGCGCGCCGCGGCAATCTCTATTTCTTCTCCGCCCCGGTGATCGGCTTGCGCTTCGCGGCCTTCGGGTTCACGCCGGTCACGGCAATGTCGTCGAGTTTTTCGGGCTTGTCCCCATCCTTGAACCGGACCTTGCTGCCGCCGACGGTGACGACAATCGCCTCTCCCGTTCCCTGGTCGTACCGGCTCCCGTGGACATACTTCCTATCGATCCCGTATGCCCGCAGCGCCGCCTGGATTATTTTGTCTCCGTTTCCATTTTCCTCGACAGCCATCGCTCTTGCTCCTTTCGGATGTTATTTCGTTAAAAGATACCCGCACGTGCAGGCGTTGCCCCAAAGGCCCAGGTGATCGGTGATCCCGAATGCGAGCATCGATAGAAAGAGCCCCGCCAAAATCCACCGCTCCAGATTCGGCGTCATGCCGCCGCCTCCCAATTTGCCATGTACGGCGCCGAGTAGCACCGGCAGTTGATTGTTTCCCGGGCCGGGCCCGCCGGATCCCTGGGATGCATGAGCGCGGCGCCGTTCACCGTGAACGGTTTGTCCACGTCACGGACCTGCCCGTTGATCGCCAGGTGGGCCAAACGGCGCATCTTGCGGTGCGCGGCGCCGTAAACCCATTGCTTCTGGAGTCCTGGCACCGCCGACGCGGCCTGTTCGAGTCGCGCCTGACTTGCCATTTCCAGTGCCCGGCCGCACTCGACCCGCGTGATCGTCTCCGCCCGGGCGGCGATCGAGTGAAAGATTCCCGGATCCTTCAGGTTCTTTCCGACGGCTTCCATGACCTCGAAGGGCGTCTTCTGTCCGATCATCCCCACGGCCATCTCGTTATAGATCTTGGATGCGGCATCCTGCCCCAGGCTCCGGACCAGGTGACGGGAATAATTCTGCATGGCGGTAAGGGCCGCGGTATCGATCGCCGGAATGATCGCCGTGATCCCCACGGTCCGGAGGGGCAGGTCAACCATATTCACGCCATCGGTCCAGAATCTCCCCTGGCTTTCCCCCAGCTCCATGCCGTATTGCCGGGCAAATTCGCCCAGGGCGCGCTCGATCGCCGTCTGCAATTGGGGCAGATGCCAGCTCTGCCATTCCGTGGTGGCCACCGTCGAAGCCACGGATTTCCGGGCCTCATCGAGAAGCCTGATTGCCTTGACAACTTCGGCATTTTCAGCCTTGTCGGCTGCCGTGATCAGTTCCTTGATCTTCTTGTCGAATGCCTTCTGTTTACTGGGCATTTTCGCCACCCAACAGCTTGTCGTAGTCGGACTCATCGTCCGGCGCCGCACTCTTCGCCGCATCGATCTGCACCTGCGCATCCACCTCGTATCCGAGGTAACTCACGACAAACGCGAAGATCTTGGTCGCCTCATCCCTGGTCACCCACTTGTTGTTCACGGCGATCGACAGCGCCGATGCCAATTGCGGAACGCCGTTGACGAGCTTTACCAGATCATTCTTCGATACCTCGGGCATCTGGACCGACACTCCGGCCGCCGCCTTTTCAGGGCTCAGGCGCTGGTGGATGACGGCCTGGTCGAGTACGAACTTTCCGATATCCTCCAGGATGCACTGATGGTAATAGCTCCGGGCATTCAGGTCGTTGATGGGCACCTGGCCGAACTGCTCCGCCTCCGTCTGATAGGCTTTCCCACCTTCTCCGAACCACGAAGACGGCCGTCCGGCGGCGCCCATCACAAAACCCTTGCCCATGTCGAACCCGCTCTTGAAATCCTGGGCCTTGATGTCCGGGGCGACGGCGGTCCATTCGACACTTTCGTTGTGGGCTCGGATCGATCCCGGCTCCGGTGGCGGATTATTCCGTACCCACTCGCGGATCTGGTCTTCGCTCATGCCCTTCAGCATCACGTCCCACACGAAATTGAGCATGAACTCGGCCCGCTCCAGATAGTTGTAGCTGTAGCGCTCCAGGCCGTCTATCCAGTCGAAAAGCGTAAGATAATCAGACCTCCCACGGGGAGAGTTCGGCGGGGCGTTCAACTTCAGGAAGAAGCAGTCCCCGACGAGGCGGTCGAACGTCTTGGAGTTGATATTGTAGTCCTTCCGGATGACGGACAGCGGCCGGGCGCTTCTCCCCTGCTGGCCCCGGATATCGACGCGCATGATCTGCTCGACGTTCAGCGGGTTGACATAGACATCCACGATATCCGCCGGGTCGATATAGGTCAGGCGTACGAAACCGTTGTATTGGTTGACATCGACGGGCCAGACCTGTTCTCCGAGGAGGGAAAGCCACATGGCCCGCTCAGGGTATTTCAGGCTGATCCGGTTTTCGGTGTCATTTTGGAACGTGTTCAGGATCTCCTGTGCGTCCGGATCCGGAGAGGTGAGGCGAATCTGGCCGTTGAAAATGAACGACCGGTCCATGACGGCCAGACGCCTGGTCATGGCCGACGAATCCCACATGTAATAGGCGATCTCGAACATCGTATCCTGGGCCATCGGCATCAGGTCACGGCGCCGCGTGTCGCTCCCGGAGAGCCGGCGGAAGCCTTCACCCTTCGGATCGTAGTTGGCGCTGATCGGGAGGGCCATCTTCGCCCGCTGGATCTCCTCGGCGACGATGGAACGGATCTCCGTCTCGTTTTTCATCCCCGGCGCCAGGAATCGCGCTATCCGTTCGCGTAGATTAATCATGCGGCCCTCTTGAATCGTCCGAAAAACCCGCCTTTATTCGTGTTTCTGCTGAAATCCCGCCCCGTCGGCGTCGATCGCTTGTCCGCATCCCGGCCGACGGATACCGCCGGAGTTGTCTCTCCCTTGGCATGCATCGCGAGGGCCAACGCCCAAAACCGGTCCGCGTGTCCGTCTTCAGACCGCTCCGCCGTGAAACGGATGTTGCCGGCCGCCGTCGTTTCCTTCGTGACGGCCCGCAGGTCGGCCCGTATTTTCGGATCGTAGGGAAGGCGGATCTTCCGATCCTCCATCGCTCCCCGGACTGGGTAGGCCAGGGCCTCCTTGACG